AATGAATTTAGGTTATGATGGAGATATTTTAGACAAGATGTTTAAGAGTGCAAGATATTATTTTAGAAAAAAAAGCACTGAAAAAAAGGCACCAGCTAAGCGCAGAATTTATGTGGGTTCACAGAAGGATTTATTAGAAGCAATGGATGAGCATATTAAGTCAAATATTTTGTCGGGAGAATTTAAGCCATCAGATGGATTTGACGAATTCTGTAAGAAAAATATTGATATTTTAAAAGAGCAGATAAATATTCTATGTCAATCTGGATTAACAGATTCGAATGAAATTAAGGCTAAAATTAAGAAGACATATAAAAACCGCTATTTCTTAATTATCAGTAAATAATTGAAACGCAATATATATAATTTTTTTAATTTTACTCCCTTGAAGATTTTAGAACTTTTACAAATTAATGAAAAAATATAACAAAAATGTGTTGAAAATTTTATTTTTGTGGATTACCGCAAACTAAAATATTATCTACATAAAATGGATTAGCCATATTTATTTCTGTATCATTATAATTAAAAACAATTTCATCATTTATATCTATATCACACAAAGCAATTAGCTGACAACCCTTAATAATAATATTTGGGTTAAATGAGTGATTTATATATATACCATTTTTATCATAAATATGTTGATTATTGCCTATATGGATGGTTTCCCTTGTTGGTTTATCAAATATTTCTCCAGATAAAATATACAATATTTCATCCTTTTTATATTGTTTTGTAGAAAATAGACCTTTTTCACCAGTTAATTTACTATCTCTTATTTCCATTATATAATATAGTATATATATTATGTATTTATATCATTTTTCTCTCATTTTTCATTAATTTGTGAAAGTTTTTAGGTCTTCAAGGAAGTAAAAATACTATTATACTAGACAATGTAATAAATTTATTTTAAAAAATAATAAAGATTATAATATAATTAATAAAATGGAACCAAATATTAATATATCAACAATAAACAAATATTTCTTTCAAAATAAGGAAAAAACAATAAGTAATTATCGCACAAAAATAGTTAATTATTCACATTTTTCAATTAATGAAGCAAATATTAGTCATAAAATAAAAAAAATACCTTATTATTCAAATTTTTTTACGATTTTAGATGATTATGAGGAATTAAATATATCTCAATTAAATGAAAATATCATTGAAAAATTGAAAAATATAGATAATAGTCAATATTTTTTATTTAAGTATTCTGATAAAAATTCGATTGATTTTGTTGATTTTATTTATGGTTTTACATCAATTAAAAAACTTATATTTGATATTATTAACTCATTTCAACATCTTTTATCTGGACTTCGTATTTTGAATGAAAATAATATTTGTTTTTTTGATATTTCACCTAAAAATATAGTTTTTCTTGAGAACTTTCGAGATAAACCAGTAATAAGAAATTTTAAGTTCAGTTTAAGTGTAAAAAAATTAGATTATACTTATTTTTCAAATATTTTAAATAAATTAGAGGATTTTACATATCAACCATTAGAAATACATATTCTTTATTATTTCATAAAACACGATATAAAGACAATTTCTTATGGGTTTATCGAAGAATTCTGTGAAAATTATGTAGAAAACTTAAATATTTTAAGATTATTTTCAGAAAATTATAAAAAATCTTACAAGGAACATTGTATTATAACTATGAAAAAATATATTAATATGCCTAAAACTAAAATTATAGACGATATATTAGAGAGAAATGATAAATGGGATGTATATGGTTTCAGTATGATATATCTTCAAATTTTTGGATGTATTTCTCGCATTTTCTCTCTAAAAGGGACTTTCATAAGCAAAATTAATTTGGAACTCTCTAAAAATATACATCCAAACTCAGATAAAAGAATGTCTTTGGAAAAAACATTAGAAAGTTTTAATAAATTATTAAATGAGGAAGAAAATTGGAGTTTTGTAAATAATCTAGATAATTTAAAACTAAATCAATTATTCGATGAATTTACAAAATAAGATTTTATTGTTTACGATGTTTACGAGATTTTCTTCCGCCAGCTAAAGAAGCACTTCTACTTTTAGTTTTTCGGCTCCTCTTAGCGGTTTTTGATTTAACAAAAGGTGTGGAAGAAGATTGTTTCATTTCAGATTTGCGTTTACTGGCATCTTCTAAAGCTTGTTTAAATTTATAATTAGAATTTTTGGCTTTACCTTCAGCATATATTTTTTTAACAAAAATATTCCAATCACTAAGCTTTCTAGTCATTATATAATATTACAATATTTTATTATTTTTAAATATCATATCCAATTTCTAACTCTAGAGAGAAGCTATAATCCATATTATTTAAATTAATAATGTCACCATATTGATTTAATAACTGGATTTTTAAACGCTGAATTCTAACTGGACCAAAATATTCTCTTTTTTTTTCGATAAAATCGTTTCCATTTGTAAAATTAACATAAAAAGATTGGGAAGTAATGGGTAACATTCCTAAAATATTGTCTCCAATTATACTTTTTGAATACATGCCAAATACATTTTGAGCTTGCGAATTATTATAGTCATTTAAAACAAAATATATATAATTAGGATATGCTCCATTATAGACGCCTTCTGTCGTATATGAATTGTTATTAATATAAGCTTCATTTCTATAACCAACTATCCAGCCAAATCTTTTGTAAATTTTTTCAATATCAACACAATTTTGTCTACGTTGAACATCAGTATTTTTAGAGTCATTAAAAATCATAGTAAAATTAGATAAAGTATTAGATATGGTTATTTTATTAGAATTGACATCATAATTTACAATAAATCTATCTGGAGAGATTGATAACTGACTATTAATTTGAGTTTGTAAAATTGTAGCGAATTCACTAATACTATTGTAATTTCCATCAGGAAAGGTGATTGTTCCACTAATATTTGTAGAATCTTCTTCAATAAAAAAAGTGTTATTTCCATTAAACTTAGAAATACAATAGATAACATTAGGTAACTGGAGAGAAGATAATCTTAATGATAAAACATTTTTAAAATAATAAGGTAATACAATTGTAAAATCTGTAGACGAACTTCCAAAATAATCTTCACGAAATAAAGTATTTAAAACAATAGTTTGAAAAATGGTTTTACGTTTAAGATTATTAAGGTTGCTTCTAGAAATATTAGTAGGATAAGTTTCAACAGGTTCCAAATGTTTTTCTTTATTAACGACATCATTAATAGTTATAGTTTCTTTATTCATAACATATGTATGACCTGCATATGTAGTGGATGTTTTGTTAATAGTATTTTCTTCATCAGTATTAACAATTAATTTATCATAATCTTCGATAAATCCATCATCGCTTTTAGAGATTTTTTTTATATGTTTAATAAGTTTCAATTTGGCTTCTTCTAAAAATTTGCCTAAACGAGTTTTATATATCTTATCATAATCTTTGCTTTCAGTAATAATATTATTAATTCTAGAACAATTTTCATTAATATCATTAAAGGTATAATTTTGATCAAGAGTGAAAAATTTTTGAAGCTCACCTATGGTATAATTATTAATATTAAAATCAAATTCGTAATTCATTATAATAGATAGTTATAAAAATTAAATTCGAAAAAGCGAATGTTTTTATTTAAATTGTATTTTAAAATAAAATTGAAACAATAAAAAAAAAATATGGTATACACATTAATAATCGAAAATGGTTAAAAACAACACTGGAGGTAATAAAGCTAAGGGGTTTGCCCGTAAGAATTTAGTTAAAAGAGATAATACACTAAGAGTAGCTCAAGAAGAAGGTGAAATTTATGCTCAAGCTGTAAAAGTTATGGGCGGTAATATCGTTAGTGTGATTGATATTGAAGGGAACCCGTTAAGAGGTCATATTCGTGGTAAATTTAGAGGAAGAGGTAAGCGTGATAATTTTATTGATCCGAATACTTGGCTACTTGTTGGTATTCATGATTGGGGTTCTGATAAAAAACCTGGAGATGTTATAGATTGTGATGTGCTTGAAGTATATAATGAAACTGATAAAAATCGATTAAAAAATTCAGTTACCAGCGTTGATTGGAGTAAATTTGTTTTAAATGATAATAAATCTTTTGGTTCTGAAGTCGAAAAAGTCGAAACTGAAATAGTGTTTGCTGACGAAGCTACTCAAGAATATGAGGAACTTATTGCTGCTCAAGCTGCATCAGGTGCGGGTAGGACTTTAATAATGGATGGTGAAGAAATTAATGTTGATGATATTTAAAAAAATATAAAAAATTAATAAATTTTATTTTTTATTTACACCCCCTTGAAGATTTCTCTTCAAAATAAGTTTATGATTTGTCTTTTTTTTAGATAAATCATAATATATTTTTTTATTTATTATAAATTTCTCTCTATTGAGCTTAGAATTTTGTAGAATATTTCTAATAAAATATTGAAATCTGTTCGACAACATTTTAGAATACTAAGTATGCTATTTAATTTACGACATAAAACGAATTCAATTTTTATAATAAATGATAATTGCTACCTCCTATATTTAATATATAACGAATTTTTAATAATTTTGGAAAAACTAATAAAGTATATACAGATTGCTGTAAGGAAGTAATTAATATTAATACTTTATCTTTAAATGCTTTATGTGAATTACTTATTAAAATATAAATTAAATGCATTTAAATATAAAAAATTAATAAATATATCATCGAACTACAATAAATTAAACCAAGAAATGAGTAATATTTTTAAATCAAATTCCAGATTTTCATCATTAATTGATGATATACCTCAACAAAAGAAGGATTCAAAAAGAGAACCAAAGAAAGAATCAAAGAGTAATGAAAAGATGGAACCAGAAGAACGTTTAAATATATTTAAATTTGAAAAACCTTTAAGAAGAGAATATGGATATACAGATTTTAGCGATAGAGGAAGAGAACTTTATAGATTTCAAATAGAAGCACAAATTAACAGACGAAAAGAATTAGCGGAAAGGGAAAAAGAATTAGCGGAAAGGGAAAAAGAGAGAATAAAACAAGAATCATTAAAAAGTGAAAATTTTCCAGAATTAGTATTAACTTCAAATAAAAAAATAAATGAAGATGATAAGAATATTAGTTATATAGAAAAATTAAAAACAGAAGAGATAAATAATGTTATCGATACAGGTTTAGAAAATTTAAAACCAGGTTGGGTTAGTTTTAAAAGAGATCCTATAACAGGAAGAACAATAAGACAACCTACAGATAAGGAAGAAAATAATATAGAAAAATCTGAAAATGAAATAGGAATGTATATATTTAACGCATTAGTAGAGTCTCATGAAAAGAGAACAAACGAATATATAGATAATTATGGTTATGATGAATGGGAAAAAAATTTTAAATTTTCAGATTGGAGAGAACGAGAAGCTTATTTGGAAGAAATGGAAGCAATGGAAGAAATGGAAGCAATGGAAGAAATGGAAATTGAATATGATGATAGTTATGAATATTAAATTAGTTTAAAATAATAATGTATTATATTAAACTAAATTATGGATATTGAATATAATAATTTAGATGATGAATGGATTAATAATTTTGAAAAAACAGATAAATTATATCAAGATTTTTATAAAGATGATTTATATTATATAAATTTACGAGTTATATATGTGAATAAATATAATGAAATAGATAAAATAAAACATGAATCTCTTTTATTAACAAATAAAAATATAATTTCACAAGAAGAAATTCTTGGAATACTAAAAAAAAATTCAGTAGATAATCAAAAATTATATTCATTATTATCAATTTTAAGATATAATATATTATTAGAGCCAGATGATGTAAAAAATTATTTAATAAATAAAAATAGTGAGGATTATTTATCTGTAATAAAAAATATAGATGCTATAAAATATGAAAAGAGTATATCAATGTTTCATGATTTAAATGATTTAATACTTATTTTTTATGAAAAAATTCAAGAAATTGTAAAAGCTAAAAAGGATACCACAAAGAAGATATACTTTAGTTGTTTAAATGCTAACAAAAAAACAATTAGAAAACGATATAAAGATTAAACCAGTATATATGTATCATCTAATGGCAGCACTCGTTAACGCACTTGATAATTATACTCCTACTCAATTTGGTGAGAATGGTCATGTAGAATATGGATGGTCAAATAACATTCAAGAAAAAATTTTACAATTCAGCTTCCAAGTTACCCGAACGAATGAAACCGGAGTTACTAAACTTGCTAATGTTTTACATAATTTATTGATGAATCTTAAGCATAATGCAGATAGCGGAACATTGCCTGAGAAGGAACTCGCTAAGGGTTATCTTTCTATTCTTTATAAAATGATTGGATATACTCGTGATATTGTTGATGGGAAGGGTGAATATACCTTATCTTATATGATGATTCATACTTGGAATAAATTTTATCCTGAATTGGCTCAATTTGCTTTGAGGTGTTTTGTCACTTTTGACAAAAAAGATATACATCAGTATGGCTCTTGGAAGGACTTGAAATATTTCTGTGAATATTGTAAGTGTCAAGGTGATAGTATGGATTCGCCATTGATTAATTTTTCAGTTAGCCTAATCAACAACCAAATCAGAAATGATTATTTAAGATTTTTGGCTAATTCTGATGATATTTCCTTAGCTGCTAAGTGGACTCCTAGAGAAAAGTCTTCGTTTGGTTGGCTGTATGAACATCTTGCTACCAACTATTTTTATGATGTTTTAGCTACTGCTAAGACTGATGAACAAAAGAGAAGAGCCATTCTTAAGTGTAAGACTGAATATCGAAAGATCTTGTCAGCTCTCAATAGAAAGATTGATACTACTCAAGTAAAACAATGTGGTAAGAAATGGTCGCAAATCGAGTTCAATAATGTAACTTCAATCACTTTGTCAAAGCAAAAAAAGGCTTTTTTAAATGTCAAACAGAACGGTGAAGTCCGTTGCCCTGATTCTTTTGACAGAAAAACTTGCGCAGAGAATTTTAATGCTCATATCCAAAAGGCAGTTAATGGTGACATTGAAATAAAGGGTAAGCGTCTTGGTATGGCAGATTTTACCGGGCAAGCATTAGGATTGCTTAAAAACAGCAGAGGTTCTCAAGAATTTCAAGCATTAATCAATCTTCTGAATTCTCAATGGCGGGATAATTCTACTCAAAATGGTGCTCTTGGTAAGATGATTGCTATGGTTGATGTTTCTGGTTCTATGGAAGGTGATCCTATACATGTAGCTATTGCTCTTGGCATTCGTATTGCTGAGAAATCTGCGCTTGGAAAGCGCGTAATGACATTTAGTAGTCAGCCCGAATGGGTTAATTTGGAACCTTATCCCGATTTTATTTCACAAGTGGGAGTTATTCATTGTGCTCCTTGGGGAATGAATACTAATTTCTACGCCGCACTTAATCTTATTCTTGACGCAATTGTTGAAAATAAGATGGCGCCTGAAGATGTTCAAGATATGGTTCTAGTAATCTTATCTGATATGCAGATGGATGGGTGTGAGAGCTGTAATAAGCATACCTTTGACATTATGAAGGCTAAGTATGAAGCAGCAGGTATCAGAGCAAATGGTGTTCCTTATAAGCCACCTCATATCCTCTTCTGGAATTTGAGAAGCACTTCAGGATTTCCATGTCTTGCTAACCAACCTAATGTATCTATGATGTCAGGATTTAGTCCAGCTCTTCTCAATTTATTTTGCGAACAAGGTTTGGATGCTCTTCAAAGATGTACTCCTTGGGCTATTCTGGTAAAAAGTTTAGAAAATGAAAGATATAAAATCATGGCTGATAAATTTTTTGAGCAAGTATAATCAGAAATTTCACAAGTTTATTTAAATTACAAAATGTGACATTCTTCTTATGTTTTATCTTCCACTAAATAATATTGAGGTATTGTTAAATTGTAATCAATACTTTTATGTGTAAGCATTATGCATTATATAATAAATTAATATTTATTATATAAAAAATTGAAATACTTATTTGGAATATAAGTAAATGTATTATAATATAGTAAGAAATGGAAATACATAAGAGTATTAAGTTGAATAAAAACACTTCAGTTGACTTGGTTTTAGAACCTTGCGATTATGAATTATTTGATATAAGTTCAATTCAGGAATTGCCTTCTGATTATCCTCAAGATTTCAAATTATTTTGTGATGAAAATGACATTAAACTTCCAAAGCTTACTTCTTCAACAGGAAAAGCATGGAGTTTAATGGCAACATACAAATATAAATACTTCAACAGAGAAATATGCGAACAATTAGCACAAAAATTTAATATTATTTCAAATGATATAATTCAACAATTTAATAAGGTAAACCAAAAAGGCATTAAATCTAATAGTGATTTGCACGACAAAGGAAAATCATATATAGTTTATCCATATTGTTTATCAAATAAACACAAAATGAGGAAAAATTTTAAATTTACTGGAACAGAAGAAGAAAAAAATAACGAAATAGATAAAATAAAATCTACTATAAAAACCGATTATATTGATGTTCCAAACTCTTTATGGCAGTTGGGACATAAAAATCCAGGTTCAACAGATAACTCAAATGAAAATTTAGTGTTACAACCACCTATACAAGGCAAGTATAGAGATAATTATATATTTATAGATACTTTAACAAAATTTCCAATGCCAAATAAATTAGAAATTATGATTGAAAAAAAAGAAATAGAATTTACAACAAAACAGATAATATCTTATAAAAAAATATTTGATAAATTATTGGCATCTATTTAAACAAATATTATAGTATTCGCTATTTAATTCAGTTCCAATACATTTTCTTTCGGTATTTTTACATGCTAAAGCAGTTGTTCCACTTCCTAAAAATGGGTCAACAACAAGGGAATCTTTTTTACTGAATAATTTAATTAAATGTTCTATTAAAGCAAGAGGTTTAACTGTAATGTGAGTATTATTTTCTCCTTTTTCGCTTTTTGAAGGTTTTGATACTAAGAAATTTTTATCATAACTTTCATTATATTCTTCAGTTGTTATTATGTTTGCTGGAACTCTATCGTTATCTATTCCTACTTTTTGTGAAAAATCTAATAATCCTGTTTTAAATTGTAATTCATTTTGAATAAATGTTAATTTTCCTAAAGGTTTCATTGCTACACAAATCGGTTCAAAACAAGACCTAATTTGAGGGGTTTTATAATCTTTATATTCATCTATTAACTTATTTTTTTCTTCTTCTGTTAACTTCATTTTTTCTATTATATGAGATATAGACATACCTTTTGGCATACTTTGTGTGTAAGTCCAATTTATCATATCTCTTATTTCAAAACCAGCAATTTCACAACTCATTGCTATTGCATGATACAATCTTGGTGATGAAAATGACAGAAAATATGCTCCTGGTTTCATTTTTCTAAATAATAATTTTGATAATTCTAAATAATAATCATATAAATTTTTAACTTGTGATTTATCAAATTTCATACCTTTTGGTAAATGTGTGATATGACTATTTTTTACATCATTATTTACTTCACTTGAAGACCATTTGTTATCAAGTTTATCGATAAAGTATGGTGGGTCAGTTATTACACAATCAATGCTATTATCTTCTAATTTATTTAATTCAATCATACAATCAGCATTTAGAATTTTAATTCTATCATTAATAGATGTGTCATATATTATATTATTTAAAATTTCAGGTCCATCAATATTGTCATCATCTTCAATTATAAATTTTAATGGTTGTTGTTTTTTACCGTTAATAAGTTCAATTAATTCTTTTTTATTTTTGGATTTGCACTTTTTAATTCCATCTTCTTCACACTTTGCTAAAAGTTCGTGTTTTGATAATTTAGTTAAATCCATTTCTTCAATATTGCAAGTTATATTACTAATATCAGTCATATTATTTAATTCAATTTTTTTATTATTAAATAAAAAACTCATTATATATTTATATTTTGACTATCATTAAATTTCAATTGTTGTTTGTATTCAAATGTGTAAACATCATAGATTTTACAAATACTCCAAAATCACAGCATTCGCCATAATAATTAAATTTTGCTTTTCATTCTTCTTTGTGAATGATTGTTAAGAATATGGTTTCCAATTATATTTATAGAAGAGTTGTCTCATTTTACTACCTAATCCTTCCAGGTCGGTGTAATATAATATTTTATTTAAAATTGATAATTTTAAATATATAAAAATATAATCCAATTAAATAATGTTTACTATTGTAACTGGAAGATACAATAATGAAACATGGGAGGCTAGTGTGCGTTATAGAGAAAGAAAAAATTTCGCATGTATATACGCGCCTCCTTATAGATTAGCAGAAACAATTGACGTAAATTCACCTGTATTTGTTATTGAAATGAATAATTCGACAAATAAAATAATGGGCATTGGATTGATTAAAAATAAATTAATAACAGATAAAGTATACAAAGTTCAAGAAGATACAAATTGTAATAGATATATTTATATTGGTGATTATCACATATCGAGAGAATTATTAGATGATTATAATCCGTTTCTAGTTTATGTATTAGACGAAATTTTATTCAAAGGGTATACACATTCGAAACGAGGTTCAGGTCTGACAAAAATTCCAGAAAAAGTATTGAAATTGGATGTATGTGAAGGAATAAATATAAAAAAAGAAATAAAAGAAATATTTGTTTATCATTTCAAAGATAAAATTTTATCAAAAAAAAGAAAAACAATGAACTAAAAAATGAACACTAAAAAGCACTAAATATTATTTGATATTAATTATTAAAAACAATATCTATATCATTTATATGGAAGATATTAATACAGACGTTTCTAGTTATACTTTATCTGAATTAATGGCAATTATTGACGTTGAAGATTTAAATCCTAATACTATTATAGAAAATACTAATTATTTTATAAAAAAATACAAAACCAAAAATCAAACTCTGTCCGTCTTTTTTAAAGAAATACAAAGTCAACTTTTACAATATGCTCAAGGTCTCGATCCAGATAGTGAAGAAGAAGATGATGAAAATAAAATTGTTGTTGAAGGATTTGGAAATATGACAAATAATGCTATTTATCCGTCTGGAGAAAGAATGGTAACTGATTGGTTTGAAAATCAAAATCTAACACAGAGTGATGAAAATCAAAGAGAAAAAATTACTGATCGTAAGCAAAAATTTAAATTATTTAATAATCCTCAAGTTCCTATGAAACAACAACAACTTGCCACAACAGATACTTTTGAATTACCTGTTAAACAAGACTCACTCAATCCTAATTTAAAAAATACAATAAATCGTTTTATTAATATCGATAGTCAATTTAGACTATATACAAGTGGGGTGGATTCTACATCTACAGATTATACATGTGATTTGTCCGATACAATTAAAAATGTCTTAAGTTTAAATTTATATTCATATCAAATACCATTCAGTTGGTATAATATAGATACAGCATATGGTAATACATGTTTTTGGATTTCTGATACTAATAATAATAAAATAATACCAGTTTCAGTTCCTTCTGGTAATTATTCTCAAACATCTTTCATAAATCAATTAAATACATCATTTTTACAAGCTGGCTTCTCATTTCCTGCTAGAACTAATACTACACTATACCCATCACCACCATATCCAACTCCAGCATTAGCAGAAAATACTCCAGCTTATTATAATCCAAATACTGGTATTGTATCGCTATTTTTAATTGACGGCTCATATAATGGTTCTCTCGGAACATTTAATATTTCAACAAACACACAAATTATTTTTTATGATTTTACAGGTATATTACAATGTAATGTAAATTGTGTAAACAAAAGCAATCATTATTTTAATAATACTTTAGGATGGATAATGGGATATAGATTGCCATATTATAATGTTGATGTAGATGGTAATACCGCACAATCTATTTTAGATTTAAACGGGACTAAGTATTTAATATTAGTTATTGATGATTATAATCAAAATCATGTTAATAATTCATTAGTATCAATATCTCAACTTTCAAATACTTTAAAAATGCCAACATATTATTCTCCAGATTTACCTTATACATGTATAACGCCAGCACAACTGGGAAATAATTTATCTGAATTAGTTGGTGGTGTTGAAGCAGAATCATTATTTAATAATCAAACAACAAATACACAGAATGGTGTTTTAATAGCTGGTAAATATGAAAAAGATTATACAAACACACAAATAATGTTACCTAGTGCGCCAAGAACGTTAACAAATGCACAACTTTACACAATAAATTCAATTAATACTAATAATAATAATCTTACTAATTACTTGGCAAAGGCTCCAACATCATCAGATATATTAGCTATTATACCAGTAAAGACATCAGTTGGAATTTCAACTGGTTCTTTATTAGTTGAATTTAGTGGTTCTCTCCAAGATAATATAAGAACATATTTTGGTCCAGTAAATATAGAAAGGCTAGCTGTAAAACTATTAGATGATAAAGGAAATGTATTAAATTTAAATGGAAATGATTGGTGTGCTACAATAATAGCAAAATGCTTATATCAATATTAAATATATTATATCATATAATATTAATGGATATATTGTATGAATTTGGTGGATACGCACCTGTATTATTAATACTTCTCTCTTGGTATGTATTATGGAACCATAATAATTTATTTTTCTATTATAATGTTGGTTTAATTTCCAATGATATTTTAAATATAATTTTAAAAGGTTTAATTCAAGAACCGAGACCATTATTTGATAATAAAAAAATTACATTGATGTCAAAACATACCAAAGATTATTTTTTTCAAAATGGTATTCCATTTAATATATATGGTATGCCATCAGGTCACGCACAAATGGCATTTTTTAATTCAGTATTTATATATTTATCATTAAAACATACAAATTTATTATACTTATATTTAATTATCTCTCTATTTATTTGCTATCAAAGAATAAAAATACAATATCATTCAATATCACAAATAGTTTTTGGTGCAATAATTGGTTCAGGTTTTGGCTATATTGTTTATCAATTAGCTATAGTGAAGATAAAGGGTAAAATAAGAGAAAAACCTGACGATGATGGACCTCTTAATACTACATAAATTGATTTTGTTGTTGGTAAAATACCAATGTATCCATGTAAAAAGGTGTAATATCGTAAAGTATCTCTTTATATCTAAAACCTGAAGCAAACATAGGTTTTTATAGGTGTTTATAGGTGTTTAATTGTAACGAATCATAACTAGACGCTATGGAGAGAAGAGTCAAAAATTAAAAAGTTTATGGCAACCATTTATATTTATAATTAATTTAATATTTTATTTATAATAAAAACTTATAATAAATGTCATGTGCTAAAACTAAATCTGGTGCTGGTGATAATATTGATTACGCTAGATATATTGATTTTATTAATAATAGAAACAGAAATAAGTCTATTACTTATCCAAAAAATAAAGGTTTTTTACCAAGTTTTACGCCAATTTTACATGATTTATCTGTTACAACAAGCACTTTAGGTGCTTACTCACTTGTTTATGTTAATGGTTCTAATTTTTTACCTGGTGGGACAACATTTATACAATTTGGTATATTTGGATATTTACCTGTTATTTATTATAGTTCATTTAATTTATCATTTGTTGTTCCTTTAAACGCAGGTGCTGGTAATTATCCTGTAAAAGTTGTAAATTTATATAATGGAAACTTTAGTCCACCAGTTAATCAAACTTATCCAGGTAATCTTAATTTTTCCAATTCTATAACTTATACTATTACTTAAAATATAGCAAATATATATGAAGTATTTTTATTTATATATATTTTTCCTATTTTGTTTTATTATTTTAATGTCTTATTATAATACTTATAATAGTGTTGAAGGATTTACAAATATTCAAAATGAAAAAATATACATCTTATTAGGTGATAGTATACTAAAAAATGATGCTTATGTATCAGATGGCAAAAGTGTTGAGAATCTGATTGTCGAGAAAAACAAAAATACTCATTGTTTTGCTAAAGATCATTCAAAAATAGTTGATATTTATAGTCAAATTGATAAAATTCCTATTGAATTGGATTCGCCAAATACCTTAATTGTTCTTTCTGCAGGAGGGAATGATATTCTAACTCATTATGTTGACCAGAACCAAGATATTACAGATACTAGTGTTTTAAAACCAATGTTCTCATCTTATAAAAATATAATTAAAACTATTCAAACTAAACTACCAAACTCGAAATTATTTCTATTGGATATTTATTATCCAGATAATTTACAATATAAACGATTTCATTCTATAATAAAAGAATGGAATACTATGATTTATGATTTTGCGAAAAATTCAAAAAATAATATATATGGTGTATTACGTATAAGTAGTCATTTAACACAAAATGAAGATTTTTCTTTTGGAATCGAACCATCGTCAAGTGGGGGTAATAAAATAGCAGATTTAATCTTAGAAACATATTGAATAAGAAATTTTATTTAGTGCGATAATAAATTAAAAGTTGATAACTTTTCATAAAACTCCATTTCATTGGAGTTCCATCATAATCCTTCGTTCCTTCAAATTCCCATTCAATATTGCTGTTCATTTTATTTTTCCATTTTAGAGGTGCCAAACGATGAAAGCTAGCACCATCATAACCCATTTCTTTACCTTCGCCAGTTATTAAAGAGCAAAAATGCTGTTGAGATATATCACGAACAACTGCGCTATCTATTTCATATTTACCATCTTTCACGGAAAAAGAAGTAGGTTTCTTATTAAACTCAGACGCATATTCGTCATAAATTTCAAGAATAATAATATGTGGTAAATGTGACATTTTTTGGACAGCCGATGTAACAGAATCTTTCCACTTACTATTCGCATCTCGGATAAAAAGCAATTGTATAGAGCTATTATGTAAATAATTTATTATACTTATATAGTATAACAAAGGATTACCTGCTTCATCTATATCAACAATGTATGGATATTTTGTCTTATATGAATCAGGAATACTTTTATATAACAAATGAATTATACTATTTGTATTTAATTTATAAGCAAATTCATTGCCTGTCAAACAAGCATCTACACCAAAATTCAATAACGCAAAAGCGTGTCTCAAATTTTCTGGAATAATTGAACCATCTTGTTGTTTTCCTTCAATCATTAATTGTCGTAAAAAATGAAAAAATTTACGACCTTTATCACTTACAAAAAATGTCACAAACATAGCATTAAACCAACAATTAGAATGTGATTGAATTGGAGGCACTATTTTATTTGGATTTATATGTTTGTTTCCTGCTAAATTACGTAGTAAAAAATTCTTAGCTTCTGGTTTATAATAATAATAACAATTACCATTTATACCTATTTGTAGTGGTTCTTTTAATTTAAACGCCTCTTCTGTATTACAATCCATTAAATCACTTCGTTCAATTGATTTTAAAGTTACTAATTCTTTATTTATCGTTGGAGAATACGAACCCTTTTTTAATGATACATTAATTTTATTACTTAATTTACGTATCTGAATTGGGGTTGAATTTGGAATAACTACTTCTTTATATCGTATACTTCTTTTTCTTCTATGTTTTTTGTGTTTTCTTGTTTTGCTCATAATATAAAATAATATTATTTTATATTATGGGAGCAGGTATTTTACCAACAACAATACATAATGGAAAACTTTATTTTTTATTTGGTAAAGAAAGTAAATATGAAGATTCGGCTCCTGGTTTTTCCGATTTCGGTGGTGGAACTGACAATAATGAAACATTTTTAGAAACTGCCGTGAGAGAAGCTGGAGAGGAATTTACCGGATTTTTAGGTAATGATACAGATATCCGCAAAATGTTACGTAAATGTGGTACATATAATATTGATCACAAAACAGATGGACATAAAACATATCGTATGCATATATTTCCTTTTGAATATAATGAATGGTTGCCACATTACTATAATAATAATCAACGATTTTTACAAAAACGTTTAGCCCCTAATATTTTTAAAACAACAAAAATATTTGAAAAAGCTGAAATCAGATGGGTTTGTGTCGATGAACTTAAAAAAATGCGTCCACAATTTAGATGTTATTTTCAACATATTGTTGACATGATGTTAAACCAAAAAGAAAGTATTCAAAAATTTATACAAAATTGCCAAAAAAAAAGCACTAAAAAAAAGACACTACGCAAAAAAAATAGTCGTTATACCAAAACTCGCAGATCCAATTAATTTTCTAACTCGTTATTTGAAGATTAAATTCTCTTTATATGGATATTATATATTTTTTTCAACTACTATTATATAATATGAAAATTACTCATTCTATGCTTATTATGTTTATAGGCAGTTTTATTGTGCAATACTTATTAATGCCTCCAATTATGGTGAATAAAATGACATATATAACAAATAATATTGGTAAGGCTTATTTAGCAACTATTATGGGATTATTTATGGTTTTGATTGAAGTAATGATGCATGACCATCAATATCATATTTTAAGTGTTAATTGGTATGCTATTTTATTTGCTTTATTAGCCATGTTTATTTATCTATATAGAAATCAAGTTGCTATTGATGATAAACAATATTTAGAAGGAATGATAGAACATCATTCTATGGCTGTATTTATGAGCGATGAAATATTAAAAAAAACTGATAGTTATGATATTGCTAAACTAGCTAAAAATATTATTCAAACACAAAATGATGAGCTAAAACTTATGACTGATTTACTTAAAAAATAAATATTTTTAATGCAAATAAACTTCACCAACTAAGGCATCATCATTTTCATCTTCATTTTTCTCCATTCTTCGTAGCATTCTAACAATT